TTGATATCACAATCATAGATATCTGGAAACAACTTATCGAAATCTTCTGGTAAAAGATTGACAAAGTTCAATGCTTGTATAGGTGGCACATAATCATTATTATTGATACGTGCGAATAAAACCTTATCATATCTATTGATGACGATCTGGCATTTCTTATACCAATTCTCTACGCTGATCGGTAACGTATGTGTTTGATGTTTGTCTTTATATGGTTTCTTACCGCTATAGACATTATTGTGATAACCATCTTGGCTGATATAGTCGAATCCAATCATGAATACTTGAGTATGTCCATGTTGTGCTGCTAACATACAGGCTAGATTACCGCTATCTATGATACCATGAACAAATGGATCAATATGATCTAATGATCTAGTGTTACCATAATGTTTGTCATATATGCGTTTATCGATGACGATTTTTGTTTTCTTTTGTATGTCATCCAATAACAGCATGTCTATCATTGCTTTGTCAACGGCAACTAGATAGTCTGGAAATAGATGATCATAGATGCGATTACAACCATATACAGTACCATATTTTGACAACTTACCGATGTCAAAACTCAATCTGCTACGACCATTACCTAAAACAAATGCTATTTTTGTTTTGTCGTTATCGTTACTGGTAAATTGTTCCAATCAGGTAATTCCTTCTCTTTGAATGTATATGTTGGTGCTATGCTCTCACCATTGCTAGTCACATCAACTTTGTCTGCTATGACTTTGCTGAGTATGGTCTTTTCATAGTCACGCACTGCTTGCCAATCTTCGCGCAAAAAACTATCGCGGTAATGCTCAGCCAATAATTGCTCGAACCTTTTGCCAGTCGTTCTCTGTATCTGTTTCAATAGTTCGCTGCCTGATAGTTTCTGTATCATGCCTTTCTTGCGACCCGATCCCGCTCGTTTCCCGCCCCAGTTCTTCTTTACTTCTTCTGACATTTATAATGCTCCCATCGCTTTTATAAATCATATTGATTTTTTAGGTCTTGGTTTTGGTTTCTTTGGTTTATACATAGATTTTTTCCCAGTCATTTGGATCATCTTCTGGATCCAAGCCATCGTAAAGAGTTTTGTCAGTAGTGTCTTTTTTACTTTTGTACTTGAGCGTACCAAAGACTGATAATATTTTTTGATTGTTTTCTTTCCATTTGCTAACGATTTCTTCATAGCGATCACTTCCTAATATTAATCTTAACTGTGATTGACAATCACCAACTGTTGGATTGATATCGAACTTGCTAGTCTCAATCTGAAACATGAAGTCCATACAACGATCTAACTCAGTCTCGTTCATATAGATGCTGAGTTCGGTGACCATCTTGTTCATGATATTGACTTTCTTATTATCGAACTTGCGATTATAAAGATCATTGAGCAACATCAGTGTAACTCCTTCTTTTTATCTTCTTTTTCTACAAGTTCTTTTAAGTTTGCTTCTGTCAATAAACTGCCTAAGAACTGATAGACTCCCTCCATGGTCAACACGGTGAAATCTACACCTTTCTTGTCATCGTCATCAAGACCATCTGTCTTGATGTTCTTTGCTTTGTCTAATGCTTCTAAGACATCCTGCATCAATGGTTGTATGCTGACCCATACGATGCCGTCTTCTGCTTTGTGTAACACATATCTGTTCATTTAATATTCTCCTAATAAGTCGTTGAATTGTTCCCTTGATATGGCTGTGAAATTCTTTTGCTTACAGATCAAATGATTACCATGACGTACATGTATGAACTTAACATCACTATATGTCTGTACATGGTGATTCAATCGTGATTCAAACTGGCGCAACAAATATTCGCAACTCATGGTGATAGGACCTGCGCTATAGTTAGGTGTACCATGATATACGTTCTCTATCTTGGTAGTATGCCCTGTATAATCGAATCCTATCATGTATATGGTCTTATGACCATTCTGTGCTGCTAATCTGATAGCACCACTACCGCTATCACCTATAAATTGATCTTGCGTGACGAAATTTATAGGTTCTCCGTTGTTCATCCTATTTCTACATTTCTGGCTATATTGCGTATAGAACTTTGTCTGATAATGTACACGCTTGTCTAATATCTCACCAACCATGTGTTGATCTAGACTGATCAGATAGTCTGGCATGAAATCTCTATACAATGCGTTACATCCATAGGTAGTCATGACGGCATGTATCTCATGTAAGTCAAAGACTACACGACTGAGACCATTACCTATCACGCAGGCGCTATTGCTTTTCTCTATATCCACTAGCATAAATCGCACGGGCTTGCTTCTCTGCGTCTTCACGCTTCTTGTAGACTTTGCCGCTGCGTCCCCATTTGTATCCTATGATCTTACCACTTTTATTTCTGACTTCATGTACTGGCATGTTCAATCCTCATCTGTGTAATAAGTTTTCTTGTCTTTAGGTCCTTCGCATGATCTAACATGACTATACAATTCTTTGCGTAGTGTATGGTAATGTTTATTACAGAAAGGACATCTATAACCAGTGATAAACCAACCATTGCGCTTGCGTGTGTATAGTTTGCCTAGTATTGACAATATTTCATCATCATCCATATTGTATTTATAGAAGATGAATAACTTAAGATGAAAGATTGATTGTTGATCAAGTCAGCGTAAACAATCTTTGCCTGAACTCAATCTTTTCTATGTCAGGACTATTTGGTTGTAACTGTAGTCCTTTGACAGCATCATAGACAAGTTCCATGTTCGCACTGATGTTCTCTAATGCGTCCATCTGTACTTGACTAAGATCATTCTGTGTTCCAAACATCAGATTATTCAATAAGCCACTGATGAATGTCTCAGGACTATTCTCGCCAGTACTTGATTTTGGTAATGTTCTTGTCTTTTTAGTATACCATTGATTGATGATATTCTGTATGTCACGGTTCCTATGACGTTTGAGTTCGCTCATCAATGCCATATATCTGACAAGTTCTCCCTGTACAAATGCCATATCATTAACATCAATCTTGTTATATTGAGTACGTGCGTTAGTTGTTTTCGGGTCGTAGTTGATTTGTTTTGCCATTTGTTTCGTCTCCTAATATTATTTATCATAGTAAGCAAAATCATTGCCTTTACTATTGATATATTCATATATCTCTGCCATATCTTCTACCCTAACATAACGCATGAGACTTTCAAGGTCAGGGTTACCTGTGTGGGTATACCAACTCTTATGACCGGGGCTCCATCTTGCCCCATGGTTTTTGGCATTGTCTTTTTCTATGTAACTCACATCTAGCCAAACTATCGTTTCTTTTTTTGGTATGTATAAGATATCTGGTTTAGGTGTTTTATCTCCATTTCTATCAAAATCTTGGTAGAAATCACTTAACTCCATTGACTTATAATTATTTTTACACCAATACCTATACATGTCTTTACTAGCCCAATTCAGGTATTTCTGACATGTATGACAAAAAATACGTGCTACATGTGTCTTACCTGATTGCTGAGGTATAAGAGATATGCTATGTTTGCCATGAATTAGTTCTATTTGTTTCATTTCTTGATAATAATAGAAAAGAAATTACATGTCAAACAGAAAGGAGACCAACAGATGTTAGTCATCTATGGGCTGCGATCAAATCGCACCCCATAAATTATTAATATAAAAATCTGTGATGAATGAAAAGAGGGAGCGAAAGCGACCTCTTCATTCATCACTGACTTGTGTACTCAGGTCAACCAAAACAGACCAAATACATATAAAAATATTTTTATTATTTTTGTTACTCACTCACTGCCCGTGAGCGGGAACACACGGCCAGGACCATGGATGTAAAACAGCACATACTTTATCCATTCATCGTTGCCATCATCAATGACATCACAGTTTGTTTTTGGGTTCAGTTGTTACTATAATCCAATAGTATCGTTATGATTAATAACGCCTGTTAGCATCTGTGACCAATGTTTACATGGTTTATAACTTTGACTTGCTGTGTCGTCTATCGTATTTCTACGACCCAGATCCTTATATTGTCAGTATTTGTATACTCTAGGATCCAGCAGTTGAACCGTGTTATAGTTCGTATTAGTATCTAGTACTATTTACACGATCCAATAAAAAAGTATGGAATAAGGTGTGTTTTTGGCTATTTTACCAAAAATGCTTGCTTTGATAGATAAGTCATGTATACTAACTATTAAATGATCAACGCGCTCATTCACTCCAATATTATGTTGATCATTTTAGCGCGAGGTTAGTACTTAGCCTTCATTACACTGTTTGCCGAGGTGTGCGCGAATCGGCTTTTATCTTATGCCACAATATCTGATACAATATACAGATCATGACGATGATGACACCAACAAGGAACAGATCGTTGGTGCTAAAGATGTTGACGATGCGGAATGTAACCTATTTCGCAAGACAAAATGTAATAACTTCACAATCTTAAATATCATTGAGATGTCTGGGTTGGTGCGCAACCGCTAGGCTACGGAAACTGAAGAGTATCGTAACATACTCGCATAACTAAGGCAATCCTCTTGGTGGCAACGTATCTGACGCCGATACGCTAGGGCCTCCCGAGTAGACGAACTACTACATCTCAACTTAAATAATAATGATGCTTCTCGGTAAGCAGTAGCAGGAGTTCCCTAGGTGGTACATCTAGGTTTTTTTCCCGTGTGATCCCGAACGGGCTCCGATTCGGGGTACTATCTCTTGACCACGTACCATGTAGGATTTCTACTCCATACGGTATTTTCGCTACAGTTTATAACATGTAGTTCTAAATCATGTTCTTTCACGAACTTGTTTACACTGTCTATAGTCTTTTGGTATTGTGGTGTATAGTCATCACCAGCAAATATACCATTGTGTTTACATTTACCATACCAATCATATAGTGTCTTACCATTGTCTTGTCCAGTATGGGCATATCCATCTATGTAGATGAAATCAAAATGATTGTCTGGAAATAATTCTAATGCTTCATGGAAATACATGCGATGTAATGTATAGTTCTTATATACCATCAATCGTTTCAATGTATTTTGGTATTCTTGCTCATTGTGGTGATCATCATATTTGTCTACACCGTGAAACTCACTAAGATGATTTGATTTAAGTATGCGTTCTGCGAACTCGCCCTTAGCGACACCAAGTTCTATACCTATACCTTGATGTTTGACTAGTTTGACTATATCGTGCCTATATTTTAGTTCCATATAGTATTTACAAAATAAAAAGCCCAATACTTTTAATCGTATCGGGCTACAGTAAGGATATATTTTATATGATTAACAAATATATTTATATGAGATAATGTAGTCAAATAAAAAGTGTGAGATGACGATTTTAACGGCACAACCTATGGCGTAGATTGTAAGTACTATTAGAGACGAACTATAGAAAGTAACGTCATCTCACTAGTGTATTTATTCAGGTTGCTTATCTTTAAATGTTATCTTGGGTGGTAAGAACTGTAACTCTACAATGCTGTTCATGCGCTTGCGTGTGATACAGAATCCAAGCCATACTCCAAGTATCAATGTGAACGCTGTGACGAAAATCACAGTGATCAACAATACGTCAAATAACGTGGATAACCAACCAGGTAATGCCTTTACCCACGCTATTAGACTTTCCATTATACGTTCGCTCCATTGCTGACATATTTGAACACGCTATCTGTAGTGTTCCAGTATGCTAATTCTCCACCTTGATCATTGACAGCGATCATAGCACCCAAAACACCTGTAGCATTAGCGATGTTTGCTGCTGTATCGTTAGCGACTACCACATAAGTCGTGGCTACGACATTGCTACCTTGTACATTACCTGTAGCAGTGACATTCTGTACCAACGTGTTAGCAAAGTTTAAGTTTGCTGTAGTTAGATTCAATATCAAATTGCTATGCGTAGTATTAGCGATATCGTTTAGACCTAATGTAATCTGTGTATTTGCTAATGTTGTATATGTGTTTGTCTGTGCTGTAGGTATTGTAGGATCGATGACTAATTTAAACATACCAGTCAATGTTCTGTTGACAATAAATTGACCTTGACCTTTATTATTACCAGTAGTTGGATCTAATTCAAGACCAGTGAATGTCATGCTACCTACGTTACCGATATTTGGATTCTGGAACGTAAAGATATTACCAGCATTAGCACCTGCTAATGGTATACTTGCTAGTGTGACATTTCCTAAGAACAATGTTCTACCTGGTGTACCTGTGCTTGGCTTAGTCATCACGATGGCATTCGCTGTACCATTCAAACTAAAGTTGATGTTACCAGCGTTACCACTATCAATCTGTATATTGCTATTGCTACCATTGATCAATATCTGCGCGTTGGTGCTGTTGTTTGCTTGTGGTACAGTATTGCTTGGTGTCCAGACATTGCTATTGTCATAGACAAGCACATCACCATTCGCTGCTGCTGTGTTGCTGACATTATGTAGTTGATCCATGTAATAACCAAACTCTGGTCTTACTTGTAATCTACCATTTGTAGCAGGGCTTGCGCTCTCAGTCAAACATGCTGCCAACACGATCTTTGGATCTGGAGCAGTTGGTTCTGTAGCAGTCAATACACCTTCACTGTTTGCGCTGAGATATAATACGTTACCAACTGGTAATCCATTTGTATCTAAATCATATATCTCGCCAAATGTTTGTACATAACCAAAGTTACCACTATCAATATTAGCAGGTAACACACCGATCACATATCTTGGTAAGAAGCCTGCGTTTTCTGTGTTTGCGTGTTCTGCTAAAATAGTGTCGCCTTGTACACCAACAAATTGTGCTACACGACCAGCGATCATGTTTGCGTTTGCTTTGACCCAAATATATTGATCTTCGCCTACTTGTTGTGTGATATTACCACTAGCATTCATGTCGATTGCTATGGTACCCTTTTCATTATCCCAATATACTAATCCTGTGTTGAATGCTCCAGCAGTATATGTTGTATCGAATTGAATAGTCTCGATATTGCTTATAGATGTCAAGTTGCCAACATTGCCACTGATGTTACCTGTATAATTTGCTAATGTATCATATGTTATTTCTTTTGATGTGCTATTATAAAATGCTACATTGTCTGTTACATTAGTACGTAATGGATTAACATAAAAAGCATTACCATCTGTTACTGTTAAGTTGCTACCTGTAGCATTTATGATGATAGTATTAGCAGGAGCAGCATTTGCGACTTTACCTATAGCGATACTATTGCTACCGATATTAGCACCAGTTTGTGGACCTATAACGATTGATTGTCCACCAGCATTAGCACCTGCTTGTGGTCCTATCAATGTGCTATTAGTTCCAGCACCAGTACCACTACCAAATCCAACAACAACTGCGCCTACACCTGCGTTTGCTAGACCCGCTTGTGTACCAACTAGTGTTGAGTTAGCACCAGCATTTGTCTCACCTGCTTGTGTACCTAAAGCGAATGATCCAAATCCTTGATTATTTCTACCAGCATTGAATCCAATAGCAATGGCGCTTGCTGCTTGCGTATTTTGTCCTGATTGTGGACCTATAGCAACGCTATTAGCACCTTGATTAGTTTGACCAGCAAGATTTCCTATAGCAATACTCAATAATCCTTGTGATTCTGCGCCAGCATTAGCACCTATAGCGATAGCACCACCTAAGATAAGATTTGCTGGTGAAAAATATCCTTGTCTATTGCTACCAGCATTAGCACCGATTGCGATTGATATACCGCTAGCAGTGCCTTGATTGACAGCACCTGCGTTAGCACCAATAGCGATTGTATTTGTACCTTGCCCAGTATTACCAGCATTTGTACCTATGCTTATGCTATTTGCTGCTGAGTTTGCTTGATTACCAACTGTTACATTGTTTGGTGTAACTATTGGACCCAAGATCGTGAGTGTGTTACTTGTTTTATTGAATGTAAAGTTATTGCTACCAGCACTATTTCCATCATCATTGAAAATGACATTAGTGTTTGATCCTGCTACTGGACCAGTCGCACCAGTGGCACCCGTTTCACCAGTCGCGCCAGTTAAACCTGTCGCTCCTTCGGGTCCAGTCGCTCCTGTTGGACCAGTAGCACCAGTTAATCCAGTAGCGCCCGTTGGTCCAGTTGGACCTGTATCTCCTGTCGCACCCTGTGGACCTGTAGCACCTATTGGACCTGTCGCTCCAGTTTCTCCAGTAGCACCAGTTTCTCCAGTAGCACCTGTTTCGCCAGTTGCTCCTATAGGACCTGTTGGTCCCACATCACCAGTAGCACCTACTGGACCTGTAGCACCAGTTGGTCCTGTCGCGCCTTGTGGTCCTGTAGCACCTGTTGCTCCAGGTGTACCAACAGCACCATCGATATTGACTTTCCAATCTGTGTAAGTACCACTTCCAAAAGTAGTGATGATATTTGCTACAAGCACGCCAGTATTGGCATTATAACTAATCACTGGTCCATTCATGCTGACGCCAGGAGCATTTGCGATCACAACGTCTTGTTCTACTGTATATGCTAGATTGGCACCTACAGTCAATGTTAGATTACCTGTTCCTATCGTCAATGAGTTTGCTGATGTCGTGCTATAACGATCACCACTTGGTCCTGTAGCACCAGTCAATCCTTGTGCTGCTTGATCTACTGTTAATTGTATATTGCTGGTTGATCCAGTTATCGTAAGTTGTTGTGCCATTAGTTGTATACTCCGTCACTTGCTACTAAGAATAGTAAAAATACTACTGTGTCATACGCGGGCTGTGTTCCGTCTTGTGGAAAACTTATCTTGATACGTCCGGTAAAACATGCTGGATCATTTGCGTTGATTCCTAGATCAGGATCTCCAGGAAGTCCTGAATAAGTCACTTGTAAACTATCGCGACCTATAGTAGCCCATGTTTCTTCATCGATGACTAATGTGAAGTTACCAGCAGTATCATCACGATTAGTTATTGTCAATGAAATCGGTAATGCTTCTATGCGATTCATAGTCATAGTGCCACTTGCTGTAGTTAAAGCAAACACACTACCTGGATCATAATCAGGAGCAGCACCACGTGTAGCAGAAATGGTGAATGTCGTGTCTGTGAGTACTTCCCTGACATAATATGTCGTATTGATCGCTACACCACCGAACACAGTTCCACGAAATTGTACTGGCATGCCGACAAATAATTCTGCTGTGCTTGCGCATGTCAATATATCTGTGCTTGTAGTCGTTGCTGTGATGTCTGTGATCTTGCTGACTAATGGATAATCAGAGATAGTGAAATCTAGACCAGTGCGGCTATCACGGAATCCAGTGATGCTGCGTCTGATTATTTCCGCTGTGATCGTAGCACCAGATAGATCGACTGGCGTAGTACCAGTAGTCCATCCTGATGTATATTGTGTGATGTTAGCCCAAGATAGATTCCAGAATGCTTTCTGGTTATAAACTAATTCTTGCGCTAAGACTTGCCCATCAAATCCACCGACTTGATTGAGCGTGTTCTGACTAAATTTTGCCATCTCCGCTTCCTCGCGTTGTTGACCTTAGTATGCTATCTCGCAAGTCTAAGGTGTATAAATCTATTTATGTAATATCAATATAAGTTGTAGTCAGTATTGATGAGTTTACACTAGGTGTCAAAGTTATATAAGGAGTACTGATAGCATTTCCTACAGTAAATGATGTTGGTAATACTGTAGCAATACTTCCTGTATTGCTTGTGAATACATTTGAGTTAGAATATACGATAGAAAGATTTGCGTGTACGTTATAAGTTCCTGTACCTAATATTGTTCCATCAGCAGGTAATTTAAGATAAGTGGCGCTTCTAGTAGTAACATTTCCAGTTGGACTTCTAGCATCACCTATCAAATACAAGTTTTGATTTTTATACTCACAACCATAAAGATCGTTAACATTAGATATACTTCTTTGGTAGTTTATATTACCGTTAGTATCTAGGTCTATAATATATTGTAATCGAGGTGCTCCTCCTGCGTTATAAACCCCTAAATAAATATTACCAGTATAATTTGTAGAAATACGACTATTAGCAAATCCACTTGAGTTGCTAAGTTTTTTAGAAAATATAGTAGATCCATTATTAGCATTATACTTATATAGGTATAATCCTTGATTAGTAGCATTAGCATTAAAACCTACAGCAAATGTAGCATATATATAACCATCTTTACCATCTATAACGCTACCATTTATTTGCTGAGTATTTGCTCTAGGATATCTATTTTCCCATGCTATATTACCATTCGCTACATCATATTTGTAAACAGATGTAAACTGGTTAACGCTATTCGCAGTACCATAAGATGTGAATAAAACAATATTACCATCATCAGTATATTTCATTTGACTGAATATACCTTGTGATGCTGGTTGAGGATCTGAAAATACTTTTGTCGTTACTTTTGTATTTGAGTTAAAATTGGTAAGATATGCTTTAAACAGATTAGCGTTAGCATTTGATCTTTCATTGATAACACCTGCTATCCAATAATCAGAAACAGAATTTGCCAATATTGACCATGCTCTTCTATAGTTTACAGAATTACCTGTAGGACCAAAGACATTAGCAGAATCATCGTAATAATCTTGTACATTTAAATCAATGCTTGTTATCAATGTACCTGCTGAACTATTACCTCCTAATCCGAATGGAATATCAAAATGCGGAGCAGCAAAAACCTTATTGTCAGCAATAGTTATAGGACCATCCTGCATGAAAGTTTTAGGACTTACAACATTTGTTTCTTGTGTTATTATAGGTAATCCAGTTGCTTGGTTAGTTTTTATAACATATATTTTGTTTGTAGTGCTAGAATTATAAGATGTTGATATTATCTGATTGTTATCCGTTATAACTAAGTTTTGAATAAGATAATCAGCATCATTTAACTGTAAGATCCAATATTTGACTGGAGCACCAACATTTAATGCTTTAACTATCGCTAAAGATCCAGAAGTTCCTATTACAGGCATTAAGTATATCCTATCTGAATACCTAAAACAGTATATGTATTAGCGGCAGTTTTTATAATCTCAAAATCATAAACATCTATACCATTTACTGTACCTATGCTAGGTGGTCCTACATTACTTACCCATTTTGGTGTAATGTTAGAACCATCTATCTGGTATACATTGGCATAATATCCTACGTTACCGTTTGTGTTTATAAATCGTAGAGTGATACTTTGATTACTTGACATAACACTGTTTAATGCTTCGGTAGCATTGCCGCGTATGTTTAATGTAAAGTTTGCGCTAGCATTGCTAGTATTAAACAATATGGCTTGATTTAATACATCAAAGTTTATAGTTCCAGTAGCAGCAGTAGTATTAGCAGTGATTTTTTCTAATGCTTGTTGTATCTTTGTTGTACCAGTAGATATTAGGTTTCCTGTAAAGTTACCTATATTACCATTTAATACTGTGTTGACAGTCACATTACCAAAAATACCATTACCAGCATTAATATTACCAACAATATTAGCACTGTTACCGATAACAATGTTTGCTGATAGATTTCCTACTATATTGGCATCACCAGGAGCATTAAAAACATTGCTCGCTGTATCTAAACTAAAACCAGTCGCTGCCTTAAAGTTACCAGTTCCATCACTTAACTGTATTTGATTATTAGAACCAGCACTAGTACCATTACCTGTGATATTTGCTGTACCTGGTACAAATGTTAGATTGCCACTTCCATCAGTTTGTAAAAAGTAACCATTAGTACCACCAACTATTTTTAGATTTGCTATATTTCCTAAACTTAGGTTACCGGCAGTAAATGTTGCTGTTGGTATACCATCTAAAAATCCACCAGCATTATATTGAATCTCACCTACATTACCGCCAGGTGTAGTACCTCCAGCAGCATAAATGTTTAATGATATTGGATCAGTCGTTACAGTTACACCGGGATCTTGTTGTAAAACAGTCAGTGTAATCGGTTCAACGACAATATTTGCGTTGATTTCTGACATGTTATTGGTACCTTACTATGAAACCTATAGGTTCTTTGTTTATATTATCTAATGAACTATTGGCTGTGCTTTCTCTTGTTACTGTCAATGTAACAATGACTAATGTACTATTAGCAGTTGTATTTGCTAAGTTGATATTAGGTGTATTATTACCGCTGTTCGTTATATTGTTGCCTATATATAGATATCCAGTACCAGCATCAATATTGCTCCAATCTGCTAATAATGTGTAAGCATTAGCATTTGGTTGTGGACTATTTAATGTTATATTGCCAAGATCAACACTATCTGGTGTTGGATATGTCACCGTATCAACTGTATAAAACTTTGCTGATGTATCTAATATCCAAGCATTAGGAACATTAGCATTAGCAGCATTACCCGTGCTGTCAACAAAATTAAGTGGTAATGTATATGCTTCACCTGTATAGATTTCTAGCACCTGCATCTCGGTGCCTGCTATAGTCATTGTCTTCGCGCCGTTTAATAGTAAACTCATGATCTTTGATTCCTATATAATATTTATTCAATAATACAAATTATTGATTCCTGAAAAATGCCCTTGCTCTTGCTGG